AAAATTAGAGGACATACTCGTCTCCTAAAAAAAAAAAACCCCGCCAGCGGCGGGTGGGTAAAATCATTAATGACCTCAGGCTATTACCTGAAATTCAAGCGTGGCTCTGCTCAGACGGGAGTCAGGATCATAACCCTGCGTTTTAGAAATAACGGAGGGTGCCAGTTTTCTTACCGCATCAAGCGCCTGCTCACGAATATTATCTGCGTCATCAGGTACTGTCGCCCAGACATCGATCTGCACGGTAATTCTGGATTCAGCCTGCCCATCAAGCACATCAGATGCCGTGTCAGACACCACAGAAAACACCAGCCACGGCGGAGATACCGCAGGCTTTCCCTCCGTCAGTGGGACCACATAAGGATAAACCTGTCCTCCGGCCAGCTGAGACAACAGGGAATACAGTGTGGCCTCTCTCATTTACTTAAGACCTCATCAATAGCCTGATTCATTCGCTGTATGGCAATCCGTGCTGCCAGTTCCTCTGTCGTATCGAAAGCCGGGCGAATGAATGGATGCGCGGGCATGTTTATCGTTCCCAGCTCCACAAAGCGCCAGTAAAATGCATTTCGGGGATCGCTGGCTTTCATGCTGTTATCACTGTTTCCGGTTCGCAGGTTCCGTCCGCGAATGTGGACACCCGAGATAATTTCCCCCCGACGCTTTGAACGCTGAGTGAGAACAACCACATTTTTCTTCAGTTTCCCGGTTCGCTCCGGCGCACGTTCAACAACTGCATCCCGCATAACTTCAGCACCGGCACGGGTGGCATCGCGCAGAACCTTATTGTTTTCTGCCCTGCTGAGCGTCTCCAAATCCCGTGCAATATCCGCCAGGCCGGAAAAATCAAGACTGAAATCCATCACACATTCCCCTTCAGGCTGCAGAGTATTTCAAGCCGGGTAGCGCGTGCATCCGGTATTGGTGGACCTTCTATACCCAGAATGGCCCCTTTAAATGCACCGGTCAGCACTTTCAGACGTGAAGTCGCTGTCACATCGCGCCGGAATCTCATCCAGACTCTGACCGTAGCCTGAGCGGTTTCTGCTCCGCCTGAGATTATCTCCCTCCCACTGATACCCTTAACTTCTGCCCATACGGTAGCTCCCTCCGTCACCGTCTCCACCGGATGCCCTGACGGAGAGCGGGCGGTGGTGACATTCAGAATAATTACGCGATCACGTAATCTGCCCGCCTGCATGTCTCCTCCTACAAAGGAATAAAACGATAAGGCTCCAGCAGAGAAGAAAAACCAAACGGGACTGGTGCCTTGCTGACATCTGAGGAATTTTCCCGGTTTTCGTACCAGTGCCCGACCAGCAACATGAGCGCCAGCAAAACATCATCAGCTATAAGCACCCCTTCAGGATCACCTTCCGGCACCGTCTCCTCATAAAGCTTACGGTTGATAAAATTTTCTGCCTTGCGGCAGGCAGCCCGGAAATACAGCATCAGTAACTCATCATCAGTTGCATCATCTGTATCAATACGGCACTGCGCCCTGAGTTTTTCCACTATTGCTGCCATCAGAAACTCCTGCCCGCAACACTGTGCGGGCATAAAAAAACCGCGTCGGCGCGGTCTGTAACTGAACAACGAGTGGTTATTTGCCAGTGAGCGCCTTGATGGCTGCCACATCTTCCAGCACACAGTCAAAACGATGGAAAGCCAGAAATGCCACCTGATCAAACTCAGCATAACGCTCAACCAGACGTTTCAGTTCCATATAAGTAACGCGGCGAATGATAAAGCGGTTGAAATCCCCCAGGAAAATGAATTTTTTTCCGGTACCAATCCCGTCAATAGCCTGATCAATAACATAAGGGATCCCCAGCACAGTAGCCGGCGTACCGCCTGCAATATCCGGCAGCCATAACGGGCGTTTCTGTCCATCCTCCATCTCTTCAATAGTCTGCAATGTGGCATCATTGAATGCCCAGCGGTATTTCGGCCCACCACGATATGCCGGATCAATGGCATGTTTCAGGGCATTCATTTCTTTCCAGGTGAAAGCGGCAGAGGCTGCAGTCTGGATGGTTCCCGTCACCGACGCTGCCAGCCCTTTTGGCTGTAACGGTGATCCCATTCCGGTCCCCTGAACCAGATATTTTGCCTCTCCACGACCAATACGCTGGGCAATACGGTTTGCCAGATAAGATTCAATATCCACCCCACTGTCCTGGAGCAGCTCATTGGACACACGAATTATTTTTGATGACAGCTTTTTAGCCCCCAGAATAGCGGTCCCGAACGTCACATCCTGTTCCGTTGCGGCTGTATTTTCCGCCAGCAGTTCGCCCTCTTCAGTCGTGCCATCAGACGTTGACCAGGTGATATCCTGCCCGGTTGATGTGGTCAGAAGTTGCGCCACACTGGCAATCCCGCCATAAGCCTTCATGGTGTCAATGATTTTGTTACGCATCTGCGTGGGCACCGTATATCCGCCCTGAGAATCCGTTGTTACACTCTGAGCCCGCAGTTCACGCATCAGATTACGCTCTTCAGCATTCAGTTCTGCAAATCCGGCACGCAGAAAACGGTTAAATGCCGCAGCGCGCTTCTCTTCCACCGCCTTTTTCCCGTTCTCCGCCTCATTATTCTGGCGCTCTTCCGGCCCGGACTCATCCACATATGCCTGATCCTGACGGCGCAACTCTTCTTCACGGGCGATTTGCTCATCCAGCGCATCCAGCTCAGCTTTCGCCCTGTTCCACTCTGCCCGTTGCTCATCAGTCCATGCGTTATCACCAATTTTTTCATGCAGTGCACGCATATCCTTTGCAATGGTGTTTCGTTTTTGCTTCATCTCATGAAGTTTCATCGTCAGTAGTATCCTTATGCATTAAGAAGGGTCAAAAGACGCTCACGCGCCATTCGTTCGTTAACAGCTTTTTTCAGCGCACCACTCGCCCGCGCTTCCTGCCAGGCTTTCATTGAGCGGACACCAGAGTCTGCGTCCTGATAGGCCGGATATGTCACCGGGCTGACGTCATACAGACGAGAAATGCGCGTGATTTCCCGGATAACAATCCCCTCGTCGTCTTCATACCAGCTCTCTCCGTCACGGGCGACACGAAACGCGAACGAGGACTGATTAATGTCACCACGCAACATTGGAGATAGCACCAGGTCACAAATAGTCGGAGTATCCGGTGCAACAATGTCATAACGTAAACCGCGTTCATCCACCGACAATGACAACGTGCCGGCAGAACTTCGTCCGAGAATGAAATTAGGATCATGATTAAACAAGCCACGTACATCATCATTCAGTACATCATCAAAAGCCCCCGGCTTGATGATTTCACGAAATCCCCACAGAGGTTCTGAACGACTGTTAAATACCGAGCCATAGCCCAGAATGTGGGTCGGGGCATTATCATATTGTTCCGCCCGCACCTCCCCGCTGTAACAGCGCGTTTCACGATCATTCATCGTTCTTTTCCTCTTTGCCTTTCGTATCTTTAAAGTTATTCAACGGATTTGCTGCATTTACGCTGACCAGCATTTCATCCAGACCGTCAACCGGGTTCATATCCTCAAATGCCCTGGCTTCATTCCGACTCATCCAGCCATCTGTAATGGCAAAGTGATAGAACTGCGCACGCTCCTGTGGGGTCCCACGGAGCAACCCCGTGAGGTTGAAACGAACGTAATACCCGGCAGCCCGTTCTGTACGGGTAAACAGGCGACGGTTAAGCTCCTGCTCCCAGTTCGCAACCCAGGGCATCATCGTGTAGCGAACAAACTGAATCGCCTGCTGCGTAATATTCGAAAATGTGGCTTTTTCCAGGTCATTAATCATGTGCGCCGGGACATTAAAAATCCCGGCAATCATCGACCGGTTCAGCTTGGTCATATCAATGATCTGAGCATCCACCGGAGAAACTGTCAGAGCGCGGTAATCCAGTTGCGCAGGCAGCAACATGGTTTTATTTTCCTGGCTGCGAAGCGCTGTCACCGCCCGCTGCCACATATTCTTGAGCCTGCTCCAACTCTGTTCGTTCAGTTCATTTTTCACAGAAATAATCCCGGCAGGACGGGCATTACCGTTAAAAAAAGCACTGGTATACTGCTGACCACTCATTCCCATACCAATGGTTTCAGCATGCTGCATGATCGGACTCAGTCCCATTTTCTGATTGTTTCCCAGCGCCCTGATATGGATCATGTCGTCCGGACTTACCGCAAATGCACCCTCTTCGTTATACACACCGTAGGTATGACGCCCTCCGGTGTTAAGTAACGTGGTTTCCCATGGCATACAGCATTCAAGACTGGTAACCTCGCCACGACGATTACGTTTCACCCACGTATAACCATTGCCCCACCCCAGCACATGACGCTGCTTCAGTTCCCGCCACTTATAGCTGGTCTGCCAGGCATTCGGTTCATCATGAACGAGCCAGAACAACGGGTGATCGCGTGCCGGCTGAACATGCTCATTCGTTTTTCGCATCACATGCAGGGGCATCTGAGCCACACTGGATGAAATAACATAAATACAGGCATAGACAGCAGCCAGCCTCATGGACGTTTCCGGACTGACATACACATCCCGGGCAAAAATATTATCCGTCTCTGCGGCCTCTCCGGTTACCGGAACCGAGGGATTTTCCAGAGGCTCACTGCGAAACAGAGCATCAAGAAGCATGTTTTCTCCTCATGGACACCACCAGTGCATAAAGCAGCAACAAACAGCCAGACAGCATCAGAGACGCTGGCAGACCTGCATACAGATAAACGCCAGCAGTGAGCAGACCGAAACCGATCAGCCCGGTCATATCAGTAATAAGCTGTTTCACAGAATTAACAGGTCCTCATCAGGATCAAGCGTGGACAGAAAGTCATTCACGCCCCCGCCATTTACCAGAAAGCGGCTCATGGCTGTAAAAAGCGCAACAGGGCCGTCGATTTTGGCTTCCGGCGTGGATTTATTCGGGAAGATGTTGTCGTTTTTGTCCGGTTTTACAGTAACGTTAGACATCATCCAGTTCATGACCGGATGATTGCTGTGATGGAAACGCCCGGCATAAACCAGTGATTCCGTTTCCTTCATGGCCTCTGACAGATTGCGGACCGTCTGCGGAACCTCCACCAGCGGTATCCCTTCTTCAGCCAGTGCCAGACTGAACTGCATTGCGCTCCACGGGTCAAATCCCAGTTCCCTGAGGTTTTCACCGCCAATCCATTCCAGTAAGTCACTTTTTATCTGAGCATGATCGATAACATCACCATCCGTCAGGATGAGCTTATCCATCTCCGCCCACTTCCGGTAAAGTTCTGCCTGCTGCCGCGAGCATCGTTCCAGCCGTCCTTCCGGAAGCCAGAATTTAAAATCAGCATGAACATGTCCGTTATCGGTTCGCCAGAGTTTTGCCGCCGCACAGATATCAATCTTATGAGCAAGGTCGACGCCGACCCACATGGGATATGTTTTCAGCTCATGTTGTGGAGCAATGTATTCGCACTTCTCCCACTTAATCATATCCATCCAGGCAGATTCGGCAGTGACCCACACATTCATGTGTTTGGTAAAAAAATTCACCCGCGCAGAGACCTGCTCCTTCGCTTTTTTCGCCAGACGACGCAGATCATCCCAGCGTTTACAGATGCCCAGGCCAGGATTCGCTTTCTGCCAGACCGTTTCATCAAACGGATCATCTCCCTCATCAAGCGTGTAAATGATCGCAAAGTAAGAGTCGTCTTTTACAGCGCCCTCCACGTCGCTGTTATAGCCTCGCAATACCTTGATGGCGTAATCACGCTGCTCGTAACAAATCCCTTCCTTGTTAAAGCCAGCCGTGGTGATACCAAATAACAGGGACTGCAGACGGGCACCGGTTGCCGTTTCCAGAACGTCCCACACGTCGCGGGTTTTATGTGCATGCAGCTCATCAATAATGGCGCAGTGGATGTTCAGACCGTCCAGGTTGTTTGCATCCGAGGAAAGCGGTTCAAATTTTGATGCGCTCTGCTCCTGGTAAATCGCCAGCTTGTTGAAATCAAACAACCGCCCGAGTGTCGACCGGGCTTTTCTGACCATATTTTTGGCGTCTTCAAACACGATTCTGGCCTGGTCACGCGTGGTTGCGGCTGAATACACCTCAGCTCCGCCTTCACTATCTGCCCCCGTCATATACAGGCCGATACCCGATGACAGGGTTGATTTTGCGTTTTTACGGGCGACTTCGTTGTACGCCGTCCGGAACCGGCGCACCATCACCGGACGTCCGCTGCCATCGCTGCGCATGACAACTTCCCCGGTTTCTTCATTGACCAGCGGAATGACAAAACCAAAAATATTAATGAGGATAAATACATGCCAGTCCATCAACTCAATGGGCTGGCCTGCCAGTGCCCCTTTTACATGAGGCACAAATTTGTAGAAATTCAGGATGTGCTGCGCACGGGGTTCACTGAAATAAATCCCCCGCTTTTCGCCGTACTTCAGATCATCAAGAAAACGCTGGCAGGCCAGGCGGACAAATTCGCCAGCAACAATTTCTCCTGCAACAACACGTTCGGCGTAGCGGATCCCGTCAGCCACTTTTGCCATCAGTCTCTCGCTTTTAAAAGCTCTGCCAGCGGATCAACATTATCCGGTCCGGCGGTATTTACTTTTGCCCGGCTTGCCGGTGACATACCAAATTCTGCAAGCATCGCCCGGATCCGCTTCCAGGCATCCGCTTTCATCGCAGCAGCCGGGTGTGCCTTAATCAGCACATCACCGTTCTGCGTTTTCGAGCGGTAGGTGTACCCCTCAACATCGAGTGTTTCGCAGTGATGCCGGTATTCGGTATAGGCTTCCACCAGTAGCTCAAGCGCACGCGCATCAAGCTGAGAAATGATCCCTTCCGCATTCAGCTCTTCCGCCATTCGCCTGAACCAGTACTTCCCCTGCGCCCCTAAATGTTGCGGAATTTTAGGGAGACCTTTTTCATCCTTTTTAGCGGTTTTTTTGAGGTCTTTAACTGGCCGCTTTGAGGGGTTGCCTCGTATCAAATGCAGGCGTGGCGGGGTTTTCGGGGGTCCAGACATAATCGGTTTTACCTATCAATCATTTAATCACATTCCAAAAAAAAGTTTTCGAACCTGCGGCGATGCGAGGAAAGGTCAGGCGGCGGTACTGAACAGCCAGGGTTGCAGAGATTTGACCCGCCCCTCCCCTGCAGATGGGAGCTGTTATCAATTGATGCGTTCGCGCGCTGTTTTTGCTTTATGACAGGGCCAGCACAGACTCTGCAGGTTACTGTCTGCATCCGTGCCACCATGAGCTTTCGGAATGATGTGGTCCACAGTTCTGGCTTCAACGGCTCTCCCATTGCGCAGGCAGTTCTGACACAGATGATTATCACGCTTCAGTATGCGCGCACGTATGGCATCCCATTTCGAGCCATAGCCACGCTGGTGGCGGCTCAGTCCGCGTTGATGCTGTACCCATCCTTCGCCACGATGTTTATCGCAGTAACCAGAACTGTCTGTGGTTGTACCTGCACATCCACGCTTACGGCAGGCGCGTGGGATTAGTGCTGGCATGTTTCGCCCTTATATAAATCAAAGGTGACCTGCATTGAGTATCTCCATGGAATAGATTTGCTGCTGATATGAGACAGATCAATAGACTTCATGAGCCAACGGGTGTAGATATTACTTTTTACTTCAGAGGGTTAACTCATGGATATTAAAGATAAAATCAATACCATTTTGTTATGTGACATTGCCATCCACCTAGGTATCGAAACTGATATTGATCCACAGCTTGTTAAATATGCTGTGTCATCTGGTAATGATTGGGTTATCAAGGCCGAATATTCACATTTGGATGTTGACGAACCAAGTAAAGAAGATCGTGATTTTGTTACTGCTGTCTTGAATATGTATCGCGGACTTTCCAATGCTTTCAGGAAACTTAGTGATGACGAGCAAAAAGAATTAGTCCGTGACCATCATCTAAAAATACATGATGGGGCAATTCAGCTCCCAGGTTTCGACGGTAATAATGAATGCGATTACTTCAGTATCATTGAGGCATATCAGAAAATTGATCGCTTCCCCGAACAGAAACAGCCCATTGCCAATACTCATTCACGTACAGAACATCTCTATAACGCAATGCTTGATGAGTTTAAGAAAATTGACGCTGTAAATCGAAGCTGGGATTTATCGAAGGAAGAACTGGCATCCATTCTTTCCACAGCTCCACGCAGTTTCTAAGTGCTTTAGGCGGGTTTCCAACCCGCCTTATTATGCTCGTATATAGAGAAGGAAGCACCCAAATTAACCAGCGCGGATTTCTTTTCCTCAATACGGCTGTTAAGTTCAGCAACTGCATGCGGGCGTATGGCCTCAAGAAAAGCACTATATTGATAGGCAGACTGGATTGTCACACCAAGCCCTGCACCACTTTCCAGTATACCTTTCTGTCGCTGTAGCTCTTTCATCTCGTTATAGATGTAATGTGCGTTACTTAGGTTTTCTACGTTCACGCCCTAAGTTCTTCCTGCAGTTAGCCTGCACTGATTTGTTATGCGCCAATATGTCCCGCTTCGTCTGTTGCATTATCATAAGTAATAGCGTAGGTTGACACCTTGGCTCTCTTTCGCCACCGGCGAATCTTTAGCGGATTATCCTTGGCCGGTTTTTATCTGAGACATTGCTCACGAATGTATAGCTGTGCCCCTTCCAGTTGCTTCTGCATCGTCATCAACCGTTCTCTGAGGGTGAAATAATCCCGTTCAGCTGTGTCTGCCAGTCTGGGGCTGGTTGCATTATCCACGCTGGTGGGTCCGGTGGCTTCACGCACGGCTGCGGAGCAACTGGCATTGACCCGCAGGCGCTTACGACCAGCGGCAACATCAGCGCGCAGAGTTTCATTTTCAGCTTTCGCATTGGCTAATTCTCTCGAGTACTTTGCATCGAGCGCAGCAACATCACGCTGACGCTGCTGCATGTCAGCGATGGTGGCGGTCAGCTGCTTCAGCTCACTGACTTTTTTATCACGCTGTTCTTTGTAGGTGATGGCGTTATCACGGTAATGATTGACCGCCCACGACAGGCAGACGATGATGCAGATAACCAGAGCATAAATAATCGCGGCGACTCTGCTCACTGATCTATTCCCCAACAGGCTAATGCGCTTTCTTGGTCACGACGAATAACCTGTCCATAGCAGTTATTTGAACGTATGCGGCAATCGCGCCCACCATCTTTTATCCACCAGCGAATCGCCTCGCATGCGCCCTTACGATCACCAGCATTCAGCCGCTTATAAAACGTCGATGGAAAACACTTACCGGGGCCAATGTTATAGGGACAAAATGACGCGATACCCGCTTTTTGTGGTTCGGTCAGTGGTACTTTAATATTGCGCTCCACCCATGCCAGCGCCTTATCACGCTCAATGGCGTTGACCTGGTCGCATTTTTCCTTCGACAGTTTCATACCGGGAAAAACGGGTTTTCCATCCACCATCGTGGCACCCCGACAGATGGTCCAGATGCCGGAACCATCGCGGTATGCCGTTGTGTGGTTACCTTCTTTTTCATCCAGAAACTGGTCGAGAATATCAGGCGCGGGCGCACCGACGGCAATCAGTGCCAGAACGGCAGCCGACAGGCCGTATCTGATTTTTGCGTTCATGGATATTTATCAGGATTTATCGGTTTCTGCCCACGGACAGGTTTATCTGTTCCGGTCAGTGACTTAAGGTTGTGATTCCGGAGGAGTCTTCAGAGAACCAGTAATTCTTCCTGGTAGCTTTCCTTTGTAGGTTATCCACACATTCTGCGCCTCTAAAATTACGGGGCGCGTTTCTGGCAACAGCTCGTCCCCTTCACATAACCCGGCAGCAACATCCAGGAAGACCTGTCTGATGCTCCTTCTGGCTGCTGCCTCATAAAACTCCAGCGCGGCACCTTCAACACGGTCCAGCGAGATGTCCAGGTCAAAAATTTCACCGTCAAAGCGTTTTTTGTCCCGTAACGCTAAAGTTACCGTAACTTTATTCTCAAAATTGCGGATCCCTTTCACAATCAGTTCATAGTTTTGAGTCATTGAATTACTCTCCCCGTGCAGCCTTACGCTTGTCTTCTCTGATTTTGAAGTACAGATTTGTCAGATAAGTCAGGAAGCCCAGAACCAGACTCCCCAGTACACCAATCGCAGCCCACTGTGACGGACTGACCTGATCAAGCCACTGTAAAAACCAGTAGCCAGCACTGCCTGCGGAGGTGCCGTAGGCAATGCCCGTTGAAATTTTGTCCATGGATTTCATAGCCTCACCTCCGCAAATAACGGATGGCGTAGTTTTACACTGAGAAATGAAAGGGATTTGAAAAGAAAAAACCGCAAAAACGGGCGAAACGATATATACAGTAAGGAAAGCACTCTATCCAACAAACCACCCACAGTTAATCGGAATAAAAGCAGAGTGCTTATGAATGATCGCCTGCCCGAAGGTTAGTATTTCTGCACAGCAATTTTGCAAAAAAAGCGATCATTCATAACTTAAACGTCTTTCAGTCACTCCGGGATTTCCCATCATCGCAGACTGAAAGACTCTAACTGGAGCGGGCAGCGGGAATCGAACCCGCATCATCAGCTTGGAAGGCTGAGGTAATAGCCATTATACGATGCCCGCATATGGTGCCGACTACCGGAATCGAACTGGTGACCTACTGATTACAAGTCAGTTGCTCTACCTACTGAGCTAAGTCGGCACTGGACCGCCACCGGGGACTCGAACCTCGCACACTCAACTTAAAGGGTTGACGCTCTTTCCTGATGAGCTAGTGGCGGTTGGTGGCCCTTGCTGGATTTGAACCAGCGACCTGGCGATTATGAGTCGCTCGCTCTCACCACTGAGCTAAAGGGCCGGGCGCAGGATAATAACGTTACGAAATCAATGTTGCAAGCATTCAAAAATCACCTGGTTAAAAATCACCCTTACCTCCTCCACCAGCGCATTCACCATAATTATCAGAGATAAACGACAAAAAAACGCACGGCAGCGGTTTTAAGCTGTATGCCGAAGTGACCACTCTTAACACAATAAACAAGAAAATGCGGACCGCGTTAGTGATTTTATCTTCTTTTCTAGGTAAATTAAGTCTCTACAAATTTAGCCATCAACAAGATATGCATTAATCAATGAGGCATAGCAAGGACCGTCATGGAGAAGTCAACTTCCTTTAAGGTGTTTTATGACGCCAATGATAAAGAATTGTCAAAGCATGCTATTGACGCTGAAACACTTGGTAAATCAATACTTTCCATGACAACTCTTATTAATAAAGCTGATAGCTTGTTAAATGAGGGCAACAAATCTGTAAAAATTTTAGTCACTGCCCCCATCCAGAAAGGATCTGTGGGTATTGCATATACTGTAGTGCAACTCCTACCGCATGCAATTGACGTTCTGCAAACTATCGGGATTGTTGGAACTGTGGGCGCAACAGCTCATGCCACCGCTTTATCGTTAATAAGACAATTAGGCTCAAAAAAAGTTGTTTCGATTACCAAAAAAGCAGGAACAGATAAGGCTGTTCTTGAATTTGAAGATGGTGAGATTGAATGCTCATCAGCAGTTGCAACCTTGGTAACTGAGCCAACAATTCGGGATGCGTTGATTTCTGTTGTTCAGGCTCCTTTAGATGGTAAAGACTCTCCCATTTTTAAAATTGTAGATGAGAATGATAAAGTTTTGCTCAAGCTTGAAGGAGAGCAAACTGAAGAGATTAAACCCCTTCCCAGAGGGACGCTTTTGACCAAAACAGTTGAAGAAAAAGAGGTTAATGTAAAATTTACCCAAGTTAACTTTCATAGTGAGAAGGGGTGGAGGATGGACTACAACCAAGATGAGCACTCCGTACTACTTACAGACTATGAGTTTTTAGCTAAAGTAAGGCAAGCAGAGGGAACGATCACTAGTGAAGATATGTTTTCTGTGCTTCTAGAAACAACACGTACAACTTCCGCACGAGGACAAACAGAAAAGTATGTTATCAAGAAAGTACTTCGTCATCGCGTGATTCAAGGGAAAAAATTGATCTAGCTTTGGTAGAAACTAATGATTCAGCAACAGCTTTTACAAATCGTTTTTTGGTTGGGGGTGCTTGTAAGTCTCCCGACCTTCTATCGCTTTGTTTATGCTGGTTCCGCGTTGTTGTGGCGTAAAATTTTTCCTACAAAAATCGTAGAACTAAGGTTTTACAGTGCTGAACGCATGCTTGAAAAAACGATTACTATCCACTTAGATGCTAAAGATGGAAAGAAGATCGTTGAGCTAATTGATGATGCAACCGCGCACAGGCAGTCAAATAATGAGCGGTGATAAAAAAAGCATTTTAAGTAGTAATTCTGGTCTAACAACAGGCGGGATTGGCGCAGTTCTAACTACATTGGTACCACTATTGGCGCCTGACCCTAATAGTGAATGGAGAGCTTTTTTGTATGCCCTCGCCCCATTAGTGTCAGCAATGCTAACCTACATTATGTTGTATGTTATCAATCGACATGGACTTGAGTCTCCAGCCGAAGCCGCCCTAAGAAATCGCCTTGAGCGAGATTTAAAAGGTATTGATGAGCAACTGAAAAGCCCTCATCTAAGCGAGAAATTTAAAGCTGAGCTTATTGCTGATCGGGAAGAAACTGTTAGAAAGATTGTTAACATTGGTAAGAATGTAGAAGTTTTACCTATTGAAGTTACTAAAGAAGAATAAAACGGCCCTTAGGCCGTTTAGAATATTCAAGAGGTTCACAATTCCATCTCGAGACGAACATCAAGCATTGAGAGACAGCCATCGATAAAGCCCTCTGCCATCTGGATCTCTATCCGTATCAATTTCTCATCTTTTTTACGTGCCTTTGCAATCTTCCGTTTCGAGATGCCGTATAGGTAATGAGCCACAATCAGAGAATGTTCGTACGGTTTTTTCTTTTTTAGTAAAGCAAGGCAGCTCTCAATGATAAGAGCGTCATCGTCTGTACAAGAAATTCGTGTTTTACTTATCTGCGGCATAAGCCCCTTAAAACCAGCTGCTATAGGTGAATAGTCTACCCCAGAGCTATCACTCGCAGCCCATGCCCCCCACCGCTCAAGAACCATCTGAATATCACGCACCATCTTTACTATCTCTTATTACGTAAATCTTCACGCCCAACCGACCACCAGGAACGAGCTGACCGCGCACAATATTGATTTCATCAAACTGCTCGTCGTCTATAAGTAGTCCGGCATGCGTCAGCGCATCCAGTGGTGCTTTCAGGATATTGTCCAGGTCACGACGGCGCTTATCCGGTGGCTCTGCAATCACCTTTATCGCCAGCCTTCCGGACAGGTTTGATTTTAACCGCTGCCGGCGAACAATTAGCGCCACATCACGGCGATAACGCTCACCGACTTTTGATACAAAATATGTGTTGCCACGACGTCGCCAGTAAGTATTCACCGTCGGCGGATAAGGCAAAACAAACTCAATACGCATCAATAACCTCTTTTACCCAAGCACGCCGGTTGCAAAGGCGTGATCAAGAAAACGAAAAATTAAATCAACCTGGGAACCATGCTTTTCTTCGAACGCCAGCGGATCCGCATGAAGTTCGTTGTGATGTTCCCGGCACAACGGTAGCGTGAAAATATCGTGGGCCTTTGTTCCCATCCCTCCCTGACCGTGACCAATCAGGTGATGGGGATCGTCGGCTGGCTGACCACAACACGCACACGGCTGTGTCTTCACCCAGCGCGTATATTTCTCATTTACCCAACGGCGACGTTTAGGTCGCCTCATGAAAGATTCCGGAGAGTCCGGATCAACGGCAATGCTGACCACCGCCTTTTCCAGTGGTGGGTTCTGTTGCTGGTGGAAGTGAGGCAACGGCGCAAGATTTTTTGTGCGCTGCTTTAGTATGCTGGTGGCGGTCTGCTCTCCCGGTACGATGTCGCTTTCGCGGTACACCGCGCGGATTTTTTCCGCACGTAACCCCAGAGAACGACGTAATACTGCCTCCGGAAGCGCGTCCGCCACTTGATTGCAGACCGCCCACCAGGATAATTCAGCCAGCGATAACTCCCGCTCCTGCGTGCCATTCATTGCATGGCGTATGACGTCAATCATCCATGCTGCCAGGTTTTGTTGAGCAAGTTGCTCAAGTGATTCGGATGTCTGGTCACGCAGCTGGTTATCGCAGTGCCAGCACAACACCATCGCGCCGGTGCCGTAACGATGTATGACGGTTTCACTGTGATGATAGTCACCATGAGGCCACTGGCAGGATTTGACATGACGCAACAGCCAGCCAGACAGTGCACCAGCGCCGCCAGCAGCACGAATCACACGCTCATTGCTGAAAAACCGCAGTAATGATTTATCCTCCGCCAGCGGCTGGCGAACGGCAGGGACGATGCCGGACGGCAGACCACGCATGCTTTTCGGTTCCGGCTCCACCAGCACTCGAGGGTTATGGAATACCTGCATGGATTCACGGCCTGGTTTAAGGACCACCAGCCCAAGTTCCGGTACCGGAACAGGTCGAAGTAATACCCGCACGTTACCTCCAGATGCGTTGCTGGAATGTGCGGGACGGACGCGGTGGGCGCTCGGAGTACGGCAGCCTGACGTAGATTATCCAGTGACGATAATCGAGGCTGAGGGCTTTCTTAACCTCGTATCCACGCCTGCGGTAACACTGAATTATCCATTCAGCCTGCTCTTCAGTGCATGGAGGATGCTGGAACCAGTCTGATTTGAATGCGTGAAAACGCCGTCCGCACCTACTGGCAAAGACGGCAGAATCATTAGAATTGTGTAATTTGGTATCGTGCGCCATCGGTTGTCTCTGCTGGCGCAGCAGGTGCCAGTTG